GCATTGAACATTCCTAAGCTCCATCACAAGTACTTTAAACTATTCTCCCACGAACGTCTACTGCTAAGGAAGCTTGAGCAGGACATGAAGAAGTTAAAGAAGCTGAAGTGGGAATACTATACAGGTGTCCTTGATCAAGAAACTCTTGAAGAGATGAAGTGGGATCCTTTCCTACAAAAAATCCTGAAACAAGACGTACCTACATATATTGATAGCGATTCAGATATTATTACTCTTAACCTAAGAATAGCTGTCCAGCAAGAAAAGATTGATGCATTAGAGTCAATCATTAAGTCTATTATGAACTTAGGGTTCCAAGTTAAGAGTGCCATTGATTGGGAAAAGTTTAAAACAGGACAATGACAGAAACACTAGTCGTCTCAAAATTTAATGATGTATATGTGACGGTTGATTGTGACGCTAGTGTTGCAATGGAGCTGAAGGACTACTTTACTTTCAAGGTTCCTGGTTATCGCTTTATGCCCGCCTACCGCAATAAGGTATGGTCTGGTGACATTCACTTATTCAATCCAATGAGCAAGAGAATATACTTTGGATTGATTCCATACATAAACAAGTTTTGTGAATCCAGAAACTATAAACTAGAGTTTCACAATAGTGTAGATGGCTTTGCAAGTATAGATGAGCAATCTGTTATTGACTTCATCACTAATCTCAACTTACCATTTAAGCCAAGAGGCTATCAACTTGAAGCCTTTATTCATGGCATAAGAACAAAAAGATCACTACTTGTTTCTCCTACTGCTTCTGGTAAGTCCCTAATCATCTATATGATTACAAAGTGGTGGCAGCGAACAGATTTCAAAACTCTTATTATTGTTCCAACTATCTCTCTTGTTGAACAGATGAAAGGTGACTTTGTATCTTATGGTGGTGATGAGAATGACATCCATACTATCATGTCAGGCAGAGAAAAGAATAGTGATAAGCCAATTGTTATATCAACATGGCAGTCAATCTATAAGATGCCAAGGCAATGGTATGAGCAGTTTGATGTAGTTATAGGAGACGAGGCTCATCAATACAAGGCCAAGTCACTAACATCTATTTTAGAGAAGATGACAAAGTGCCCCATCAGAATGGGATTTACTGGTACGCTTGATGGTACACAAACACATAGACTTGTACTCGAGGGTTTGTTTGGAGCAGTAAAGAAAGTAACAACTACTGCAGAACTTATTGAGCAAAAGCATCTTGCTGACTTTAAGATTCAAGCAATTGTCCTAAAGCATACAGATGTCAACAAGAAAGAATACTCAAGATGTGAGTACCATGATGAGATTGACTTCTTGGTTCGGAATGAAGCAAGAAACAATTTTATATCTCAGCTGTCTTTACATCTAAAGGGTAACACACTCATCCTTTATCAGTTTGTGGAGAAGCATGGTAAGCCTCTACATAAAATGCTCGTAGATCAAAACAAGGAAGATAGACACATCTTCTTTGTATCTGGAGAAGTAGAAGTAGAGGATAGAGAGCTCGTAAGAAAGATTACTGAGCAAGAAGACAATGCTATCATTGTAGCCTCATATGGTACGTTCTCAACTGGTATAAATATTAGAAACCTACACAATGTTGTGTTTGCTTCACCTACCAAGTCTAGAATCAGATCTCTCCAGTCAATTGGTAGAGCACTAAGAAGAGGTGATAATAAGCAACAAGCAACATTATATGATATAGCCGATGACCTATCATGGAAGAAGGCTAAAAATCATACCCTAAAGCATTTTATTGAGCGAGTGGGAATTTATACTAGTGAAAAGTTCGAGTACAAAATCACGAGCTATCAGTTGAGGTAAGTTATGGCAGCATTCATTCTTGTCAAGCTGAGCGATGATGACTCCTTTATTATTGGAGAACTTCACAACGAAACTGATGACGAAGTTGTAATGAAATATCCTATTGTTGTTAAGCTAAGAACGACTGTTCACCAAACAACTAATGTTACAACATCAAAATTAATGCCTTTCTCAGAAAACAATATTGTTGCTCTGAAGAAATCAGCTATCGTAGGTTTCTCTAAACCTAATGAGAGAATCATTAAGTACTATCTAGGTTTCTTAGATAAATTTCAAAAGGTACTTGATGAGGACCTTGAAAAGGACATCTGTGGTCTTCAAGATGACTATAACGATAGTCCTCTATCGGTTGAACTAGATGATGAAGAGGAACTTGATGGGATAGGAGTCTCTATCAATTCTACCCCTGTTTTACATTAATAATATATCTGACCCCGACAAAGGGGATTATACAAACAAAAGCGTAAAAAGTCAACAGGGTTGAACTAACTCTTTGAATATGTTACAATAGCAAAATGTTGAAAAAGGATTTGTAATGACTGATATTAAAGATAAGGCTAACCATTACGTTAGTAATGATGAGTTCTATAAAGCAATCGTAGAGTTTAAGAAAAAGGTTCTGGCTGCAGAAGCCCAGGGCTTACCAAAACCTGTGATCCCACATTACATCGGCGATTGTCTTATCAAGATCGCTAATAAACTTTCCTATAGCCCTAACTTTATCAACTATACATTCCGCGATGAAATGATTGCGGATGGTTTGGAAAACTGTATTAACTATTTCCATAACTTTGACCCCGATAAGTCTACAAACCCTTTCTCGTACTTTACACAGATCATCTACTTTGCTTTCCTTCGCCGTATTCAGAAGGAGAAGAAGTATATGTATGTAAAGCATAAGGTCACCCAGCAAAAGATGATTAGCCACGAGCTAATGAACATTCAAGAGTTAGATGAACTTGGTGAGTTCGATATTGAGATTACTGACTATACATCGAATGATTATATGGACAACTTTATTGAGCAGTTTGAAGCAAGTGCTCTAAAGAAGAAGACAGAAAGGCAAGCAAAGAAAGGCCTTGAGAAGTTAATTAAGGAAGACTAAATTATGAAGATCGCTCTGATCACCGATACGCACTTTGGTGGGCGTGGTGACTCTCCTATATTCTCAGAATACCTTGGCAGATTCTATAGCGAGGTATTCTTTCCATACATTTACGAAAACTATATCACCAACATTATCCATCTTGGGGATATTGTAGACCGTCGTAAGTATATCAGCTACCTTTCTCTAAGAAAGTTTAAAGAGCAGTTCATTAAGCCTGTTATTGAGAAGAACCTCAATCTCCATGTGATCATTGGTAACCACGATACGTTCTATAAGAACACCAATGATGTCAATTGTATGACAGAGTTGTTTGGTACTAACAAACCAAAGAACATCAACTGGTATACAGAAGCGACGGAAGTACAGTTTGGTAGTACAAACATTTTGTTTGTTCCTTGGATGTGTAGTGAAAACTTTGAGCAGACAGTTGAAAGGATTGCTGACACAGAAGCACAAGTATGTTTTGGCCACCTTGAGCTAGCTGGCTTTGAGATGCAAAAGGGTACAATCATTGATCATGGTTATGATGCCAAGCTGTTTAAGAAGTTTGATATCGTTCTCTCTGGCCACTATCATCACAGATCAACAAAAGGTAATGTAACATATCTTGGTTGCCCATACGAGATTGTTTGGTCTGACTATGATGATCCTAAGGGGTTCCATGTCTTTGATACAGAGACAAGAGAGATCGAGTTTGTACCAAACCCATTACTACTATTCGAAAAGCACCACTACGATGACCTTGGTAAGGAAAGAGAAGACGTCGTCCTAGATGATTACTCTCATCTGAAAGGTAAGTTTGTAAAGGTAGTAGTAAAGAACAAAACAAACCCCTACTGGTTCGATAGTGTTATTGATAGGGTAGAGAGAGCAGGGGTGGCTGATCTTCAAGTTGTAGAAGATCATTTACATCTTGACTTAGAAGAAGATTCAAGTATAATATCCGATGCTGAGGACACTCTAACAATCATTAGAAAATTCTCAGACCAATACATTAGTAATAAAGACAATGTACCAAGGCTAAACAAGCTGCTTGGTGATTTGTATATTGAAGCAATGGAACTACAGACTAAGCAATGATACTCTTTAAGAAAGTCAAGTGGAAGAACTTTCTATCCACTGGTAATAATTTTACAGAGATTGATCTTACCAAGCATAAGTCAACTCTAATTGTAGGTACGAATGGTTCTGGTAAGTCAACCATTCTTGATGCCATTTCGTTTGCTCTTTACAACAAGCCATTTAGAAAGATCAATAAGCCACAGCTTGTTAACTCTATCAATGGTAAAGAACTCTGTGTAGAGCTAGAGTTTGTTGTTGGTAATGCTACCTATAAGATCATTAGAGGAATCAAACCAAATAGATTTGAGATCTATAAGAATGATGTTCTCCTCAACCAAGATGCTGATAGCAAAGACTACCAAGAGGTAGTTGAGAAGCAGATCATTAAGATGAACCACAGAACATTCTCACAAGTAGTTGTTCTAGGTTCTTCTACCTATGTTCCTTTCATGCAACTCTCTGCTGCCAATAGAAGAGAGGTGATTGAGGACTTGCTTGACATCCAGGTCTTCACCACAATGAACACATTGCTGAAGGGAAAGGTATCAACAAACCAGGATGACCTAAAGCAAGCAAAGTATGATAGTGATTTGATCGACGAAAAGATTAACATCCAGAATAGCTATATCAGCTCTTTAAAGAAAGATGTTCAGAATAAAGTTGATGAGAATGTAGAGAAGATCCAGCAAACACAAGATGAGATCAATGTATGTAATGTTGATGTTGCTACAAAAGGCAATACAATTACAGATAAGATGAAGGATACAGCTAACCTTGAGAAGCTTCAGAAGAGAATGGAGAAGTCTGTCATCCTAAAAGAAAAGACAATCGATAGATTATCCAAGCTGAATAAAGAAATTAAGTTCTTCCATGACAACGATGATTGTCCAACTTGTAAGCAAGGTATTCCACATGACTTTAAGTCTGAAGCTATTACAACTAAGCAGACTCAAGTAACTGAGATCCAAGAAAACCTTACACTGCTAGAAGAAGATTATAGCAATACAGTTACAGAGATCACTAGAATCAATGGAATCCAAAAAGAGATTCAAACTATTCAACATGACATTACAAAGCTACAATCTGAGATACAATCAAAGAAAAAGTTTATTGATTACCTACAATCAGAAAATGATTCTCTACAATCAGACACAGCAAACGTCGATGCAGAAAAACAAAAACTAAAAGAACTACAAAAACAAAAGACAGAAGCTGAGGACAAGAAGCAGAAGCTGCTCGAGGAGTATGAAATTCTACAGGCAGCTTCTGCTCTCTTAAAGGATGGTG